CGAAATCAATATCGTGAATGGTGCTGTCGAATCGATTAATACATTTGTTAATGACGTAAAGATAAAAGCAACCAATCTCGGAGATATTATACCAGCAGGAGGATAGATTATGTCATGGCGAAACAAAATTCAGAAATCTAGTTTTCGAGGGCTTCGATTTTATATCACCACTGCGAATACCATTGTGGGTCGCAGAGGCACCTTGCATGAGTTTCCTTTTCGGGATGTGCCATTCTTTGAGGATGTAGGTCGCAAAGGCAGGACATTCAAAGTAAACGGGTTTCTTTATGGCGAAAATGTAGTTGATGATGATACCAATGTTGATGACGAGGGCATTGATTATATTGAGCAGTTAGAAAAACTCATTGCGGCATTTGAAGATGATGACACCATCGGGACCTTTGTTCATCCGACATTAGGTGAGCAGAACGTAAAACCTATCAGTCTCGATATACTACATAGTCAGCGGTCAGGCGGCATGGAAACATTCGTCATGATATTCGCTGAAGCAGGACAGCGTGCGAACCCGACAGAGGAAGTAAATACCGGGGCAACGGTAGACGGTAATAAAAAATCCTCAGAGGATCAGTCATCAGAACAATATTCAGATGGCGTCAAGCAGGCTGGACCTGAATTCATTCGCAAATCCATATTTGATATCGCTAATGAATACGTAGATGCTATCGAAGATGCCCTAACGAAAGGCACTAAGGAGCTGGATAAAGTTGATGAGGCTGTCAGAGAAACGCAGAATTATAAAACAAATCTTAAGCAAGCAATTTTAGACAACGTGCCATTCATGGCTTCGACAGTTGCGCTGTATGATCGAGTCAATGCGATATGGAATGATAATTTTGCAGATGACAGGTATCTCGCCATGAGATCATTTTTTCAGACAGACACGAGCGCATCATATGTGCAGGGATCTATTTTTACGCCAGACCGCATTCAGGAAGGAATAAATAATGAGCTATTTCGCTCCACCACTCGGGCATTCGCATTGGGGCATATGTGTCAGGCATCATCGCGTCAGACCTTTCAAAGTTCAAATCAGGCATTTAACCGTAGAAATGAATTACTGGGATTTTTCGCTACAGAGATTGATGCGGCTGGTGTAGCAGAGAATGGGCTACAGCGCAGAGGACTGATCGACTTACGCAGTGCCATGGTAGCAGACCTCAATGCAAAGGGAGCAGACCTGCCAGAGGAAACGATAGTGAAGCTTCCGGGCACCACATCAGCATTCGCGCTATCACAGGAACTTTACGGCAAAGATGCATCGGACTATCCGCGATCGGACGAGATAATTAATAATAATAATATACGCAATCCGTTGTTTATGCCTGCAGATATAGATTTAGTTATACTTTCAGAGTAATGATTCAACTCGAAATAGATGGACGCAATTATATAGGATGGACCCGAGTAATGTTAACAAGATCACTGGGCTCAATTACTGGATCGTTTGAGCTTACCTTTACTGATAGATATAGGAACGAAGACCTAACCCCCATACAGGCAGGAAAAACGTGCAGAATATTCCGAAACGATGTTTTGCATAAGACAGGCTTTATTGACTCAGTTGAACCATCATTCGACAAGAATCGCGTATCACTAGTGGTTTCAGGCCGTGATAATCCAGATCTTGCAGACTGCGCTGTCGTAAGCAAAACAGGTGAATTCAAGGAGTTGAAGTTTGAGGATGTAGTCACTCGTCTCATTGCGCCATTCGGACGCACTATCGACAATAGAGTTGGCGATACAGGTGACGTGATACCCTCAGTCAATTATGATCAGGGCACAAAGGTCTATGAGCTGATAAGGAAATACGCAGAAAAGAAACAGCTATTGATATACAGCGGGTTAGATGCAAGGGTCGTAATCGATCAAGCTTCAAATGATTTCGCATCACTTTCGCTTGTTGAAGGTGAGAATATTCTTAAGGGATCCGGGTCAATAAATCGCACAAATCTATTTTCGAAATATATCATTAAAGGTGATCGAGCCAGCACCGCACGGGATTTTAGCGAAAATGAGACGCAAGCGGTCGCGGAATTTGAAGATAGCACAGTCGGGCGCAATAGGCCCACGATCATTATTTCAGAGGGGCATACGACTAATGGCACCGCACAGGCTTATGCACAGTGGGAAGCAACCACAAGGCTGGCACAGAGTGAGTCGTATTCAATTGAGGTGCAGGGATGGATAAATGAGATCAATAAGGTAATAAACGTGGATTCACCTACACTGAAGCTCAAGAATGCATTACAGCTCATTGCCGGTGTTGCACTCATTAACGATGAGGCAGGCGAGCGCACAGTATTCGCCCTTGTCCCGACGAATGCTTTCGATCCCCTACCCGGTGATTTAATAGAAGCTGATGGAAATAACTCGGACTGGGCAGCGAGATTTGGTGACTTTTAATTGATATGCCCGATAAAACCACAGTTCAATGGCTGAAAAACAAGATACGCAATGTGATCGGTCGTGCTATCATTGAGGCAATACGTCAGGATGAAGGCAAAATATACGTGCAGTTCGGTGGACTCAATGGCGAGGTGGTTTCAGATGCAGAGCTGCTTTCCCAGTATGGCATTCGATCTATGCCGCGCCCGGGGTCTCGAGGTGTAGTCATCGCATACGGGGGCAACCGTGATAATGTGACTGTTATAGCAGTCGATGACAAGCGGGTAAAAATTCCTCTGGCTGAGGGAGAGGTCATAGTGTATAATGACGATCTTTCATTTACAAAATATAGAGAAGGCAATATTGAGCATGTTTCAGCAACTACACAGAGATTCACAGTCGGTGATACCGAATTACTAATTGAACCAGATGGAATTAAATTCACAGTCGATGGCGCAGTTTACGACTTCACTCCTACCAAACTCACTAGCAGTAAGGAAGTGGATGTCACAGGCAAAGTCACTGCATCCGGAGACATCGAAACGACTGCAGGCGATGTTAAGGCACCGGGAGGAATCACTCTGCTATCACATAAACATATATCAGCATCGCCGGGCAGTCCGTCTGGACCCGCAATACCTTAACGTTAAAGCATAATGGCTGAAGAAATACATAATGATATATTACTTGAGTTTAATAACGAAAAGGGATTTTTCGATATAGAACTTGATAGTGCTGGCGCAGATCTTCAGGGTGCCACCAATCTCATCACATCCATATTGATACAGCTTTTTACTGATGCCCGAAGCAATAGCGACGACCCTGTGCCTGATTCACGAGGCTGGGCAGGCGACAGCTTAAATCCAGAGGGGAAGCAGAATATCGGCTCTCGATTGTGGATCGTGGAAAATGATTTCATGACACAGGATTTGCTTACTAAAATTGAGAATCTTGCGACAGATGCCTTGCAGACTATTATCGATCAGGGTATCGCAAAGAAGATAACCATTGACGCATCATTTCTGAATAAGGTAAACGGAGAGATTGAATTAAAAATAGATGTTACTGATCCTCAAGAGAATGCTCAGATTTTCAAATATGTATGGGATCAAATTAAACGAGATATAACAGGGATATTATAATGCCATTTCCAATACCAACACCGACACAAATTAAAAACACCCTCGACGCAGAGATTGAGGCAAACTTTCCGAGTGCGGATCCTAAAATACAGCCGGGATTCTTTGACACTCTGAGTAAAGCACTCGCGATAGTCGCTCATGGGATATATATTTTCCAGTCATTTATATCAAAACAGCCATTTGCTGCGACTGCCAGTGCGGAAAACCTCGATATTATAGGCAGTGAGATCGGAATTGATCGACTTGAGGCTACAGGATCCACAGGCGATGTCGACTGCACCGGTGTAAATGCAAGCACGATATCGATAGGCGATGAGCTGACATCAGGCAACGGTGTCACCTATTTGGTTACAGTGGGCGCAGTCATTGCGGGAGGTGTTGCGACTATCACAGTGGTTTCTGACAGCTTCGGAGCCGATACGCTTCAACTGGCAGGCGTAAAGCTTACATTTGTCTCACCACCCGCAGGCGTCGACTCACAGGCTCTAGTAGCAACTGGCGGCCTCACAGGTGGCACTGACAGAGAGACTGATGATTCATATCGTGCACGCATCATAGAGCGTAAAAGGAACCCTATACAGTGCGGGACAGCAACCGATTACGTCCAATGGGCTAAAGAGACACCGGGCGTGGCAGTGACAAGGGCATTTGTATTCCCTCAAGAAGCAGGCCCCGGGACCGTCACAGTGCGCTTTATGACAGATGACCTTACAGTTAATGGAATACCGTCTGCCGCAGATGTTATTTCAGTATTCGATTATATTACATCACAAATGCCAATTAACGTGGTGCTGACAGTGTTTGCACCTGTAGCAGTCCTACGAGATATTGATGTCAGAGTCACGCCAGCCACGGCAGAAGTGATTGCAGCTGTGACTGAAGAGCTTAACGACTTGTTTATAAGGGATGCAGCACCCGGCGGCGGCCTTCAGATCTCACGCATACGCGAAGCAGTATCAAATGCACCCGGAGAGCAGGACAATATCGTCGATGATCCTACAGGCGATGTCGCAGGCGGTGCGGCTGGCGATATCTTAGTGCCCGGAGACTTTACGATAACCGCACTGTAATGGCTGCTACTAAAGAAAGTTACAAAGCTGCTATCTCTCGGGAATTGCCCGGGGGAATAGTATGGCAGGCGAAAAATATAGTAGAATCGAATCTCTATAAACTATTATTCAGCTTTGCAGAGATATTCAATCAGATCGAATGCAGGAATGAGGATCTATTGCGGGAGCTTCACCCATCAACCGCATCTGAATTGATACCTGAATGGGAAGCTGAGCTTTATGATTCAGTATTATTTGACTGTATAGCCGACTTACCCCTCGATTTACAGCAACGCATCCTTGCAATAGTGGCAAAGGCGTTTGCCATAGGTGGCAACCGTGTAGAATACTATCAGGATATTGCGGAAGTATTTGGTTTTCTGGTATGTATAACAGAAAAGGATCCCACAATATTCGAAGCTAAGTTTGATGTTCTGGATCCACTGGGGCCTTGCAGCTATGGATTATATACCAGACCGATACCTTTAACCTCTCAGCGTGTGCAGCTCGGCACATCAGCACAGTCATTGAGTGAACTGGGCATCACGGTGCATCCGGACGCTGGGAAA